CGCATCAGTATCTACATCACTTTGCTTTAATGAGCTAATATATGATCTATATAAATCTTTTGATCTATTAATCCCCCATTCAGCAAAACAATCTGGATTAAAGTTTCTACAGAGATCACCAGCCTTCTGTAAAAATGATCTTGGTTTACCATCTTGATTGATTGGTAAAGACTCAATAGTTGAAACTAGTTCAACAAAATCTTGATACTCTGGAATCCTACCAATAGAAGATCTTCCGTAAATGTCGTACAAGACTTCATGTATCGCAAAGAGTTTTCTCTTCTTTTCATTAATCCCACTAATTGTTTTCTTGATTGATGCAAGTTCATAAAGTGGAAGAGCAAAAAAGATATGATTCCAAACTATATCTGTATCTGCACTAAACATAGACCCTTGTGGGACTATCCAATCAGCAACTGAAGTTTTCCCAGCACCAGCGAGTCCTGAGAGTCCAATTATTATTGGTTGATTCATTCTATCTCCAATCATATATCTAAATCATCTCTTCTTAATTGTAAACCATCAAGAAAAGTATTAGCCAAAGAATCTGGCTCCCAAACAAAAGCCCTAGGAACTTGGACCACTCTAAAATTATACTCTTCTCTTATTTCTTCAACAGTCATTAGAAGCGGAATTAAATTATCTTTTTTACACTTCCACTTACCATTTATTTGATTAGCCACTAAAGCAGAATCTGTATATATAATTGGATCTAATAAATCTGCCATTGAACAAATTAATAAACCAGCAATCACAGCTTCATACTCTGCTTCATTATTATTTCTTTTACCTAAACCTCTAGCAAACTGTGCTACCTTTTTTCTATTTTTATAGACGACGACAGCACACGCTGCTTCGCCAATTTTCTTCTGACCTTGACCTCTAGATGCTCCGTCACAAAAAACTTCGATATTCATAATTAATCAATTTCAACGTTGTAACTAATATTCAAATTTTTAGCCGAAGTAAAAATTCTCTCCTGCTGCTTTTTAGATGTGACTTGAATTGTTTTATATAATAAAAATCTTTCATTATTATAAACAACCTGAGTTGGAAAATCAATAGTAGATCTAAACTCTGAATAAAATTCAGTAGAAGAATTTACTGCCTTATAATGACCCATGAACATCGATACCCCTTAATATGTACTAAAATCAGATTCTAAATAAGAACCCTTATCTTCTCTAAATGAAGCTATCTGCATTGCCTGCACTTTGTCCATCAGTTTTCTTGCTGACTCTGAGGCAATTCTTGCAGAAGTCTCAATAGATTCGGCTAAGTCTACAATAGCACTACATGTAGTCAGAGCTGCGTGCTCAGTCTCTGCAGCTTCCATTGCTGAAGCTTCTCTTTGGGCTTCGTTTTTTCCGACACGATTAGCTTTGTAAACTCTTTTATAATTTCCTTCAAAAATCTTATATTGCGCTCTCGCTATCCCAGCGAATCTAGCTGCTCTTCCATATACGTTTGATGTTCTAGCAACTAATGAAGCAATATTTTCAAATCCCAAATCTACTGTATCAACTTCGGGTATTTCCACAAAGTATTTACTAACATTAGCAGTATCACTGTATGCATTGATGACTTCTCTTAACTGTGGCCCTAAAAAGTTATTTAGAGCGTTCTGTAAATCTTCAATTATATCTTTATCCAGCATCACTTCTCCATTGTTACGAGTGTTGAAAACTCATCCAATTCTAACTCAATAACTAAATCTCTGATCTTTAATTTTATTTTAGCCAAATGCTCTCTAATCGTATTCGGATGTTCATTAATCTTATTCGATAACTCACTAGATCTCTGACCATCAACGTATCTCCATTTTATAAGTTGTCTTTCTTGAATGGTGAGTTTATCAAAGGGTGGGCTGGTTCTTTCTCCCAATATCCAGAACTCATCTATTTTATCAGATGCAAGCATTTGTTCTATGCTGTATTCGACAGGATCTGCTTTAAAACCTATAACTGTTGCATTTTCTTCATCCTCACTTGAGGACTCGTCATCTAATAGTGGAAAAGTTTTTCTACCAAGTTGATCTATTAAAAATACATCTACATTCTTTTTAAGTAGGTAAAAGAAATAGCTATACAAAAATCCACTAAATGGAATTGGTCCCTTTCTTTCATATCTAGCAATGCATTGGAAGAAGGTCATATAAACGGTTTGTCTAATATCTTCCTCATCACAATACCTTCGGGACATATAGTGGATTCCTCTCATGCATTCTTGTACATTTTTCAATGTAGTATTATTAATATTATTTTTCATAAGAGAGAATCGTGTACCTGCATCTTTTATGAATAGGGAAACAAATCTTCGAATATCGTAATCCTGTAAATTATACTTGCCATGATAAAGTAAGGTAATATACTTTGTTAAAAAGTTATTGAATACTTTTAATAATTCAGATTGATGTTTTGCAGAACCAGTTTTTGCTTTAGCGATAAGTTCCTGCATTTCTTGTTCAGGCAGAGAATAGTACTGCTCTTTATAACTAGCCATATTAGCGTTTGCCTTCCCAATTTAGAATATATTCACTATAATAATCTCTTATATCTTCATAAAAGATTACTTGTGGAACTTCAATATCTGCCATGAATCTTTTGCCATCATTGTTATATCTACTGATCACGCAGGTAAACTTTTCAAATTCTTCTGGATAATATCTTTTAAATCTTTTAAGTTTAATTTTACTCTTATCATCCAAATATCCCTTAACTTCAATCCATTCATTATTTCTTGTTAAGAAAAAATCTGGAGTATAACCTTTCGTTCCCCTTTTAATTGGGAAAGAAAACACAGTAGGTTCAAACTCAAATTGAATTTTGTAGATATTCAAAACTCTTACAAAGTTTGCTTCCCAACTTGACCTAACGTTCATTTCAATGTCTTTCCTGAAACCAGTTTTTGTAAACTGAAAGGCGTTACCACTTTTCCTTGAAGTGACACCATCATTTTCAATAAGGGTGTTATCAATTTGCTTATTTCTAATGTTATTCAAATTAGGATGTTTTTTAAAAGAAGATTTTTCTAGAAAAAATACTTCTGGCTTGACAACTTCTAGATCCATGAGATATCCTTTATGTCGTGATGGATTACAGCCATTATACAACATTCAAATTAAATAATTCAATTCCGAAAGGTAATAAAATAAAATGATCACTCTAACTTCAATCGTCAATGGTGCTCTCCAGCAAATCAATGAGCAGATCATTGATGATCTGATGGATCTTGGTTACTCACATGATAACGCTGTTAAAGTTGTTACTGAGTTTGACGGATATAACTTTGCTGAAGATGCGAGCGCTAATCCTTCAGATTTCTGATAAACATTTAAAGTTAAACTAAAAAGGCTGGGGGGTTCGCCTCCCAGCCTTTTTAGTTATCTCTTATTATTCCTATAAACTCCAACTGGACAACTGCCAGAAGCTGCATGATCGCAAAACGAACATAGTCTTGTATTAGAAGTATGTTTAAACATCTTGTCATTGATAATTGTATTACATATATCTAATATTTTTAGTTTTACATTCTCTAAATCTTCTTTAGAAAAGAGATGACCTTTCTTTTTTCCAGATCTAAGATAGTGTAACTCTGCGTATATTTCTTTATCAGGAAAAATATTTGAAAGCGCTAATGCGTAAATCCCTAATTGAAGATTCTGAGGAACGGCTTTTTGCGAAAGTTCATATTTAGAAGTTTTATAATCTACAATTCTAATTGTTTCATTTTCAATATCTACTCTGTCAATAAAACCATTTATTCTATACGAGCCAATAATGAAGCTAAACGGCATTTCTTTATAATAGGTATTGAAAGATTTTTCTGAATGATCATCAAAAAAGTCATCTAGCATTGTATGCCCGGCATCGACTAACTCTCTAGGAATTAGTTTATCTGGATCCCACTTTGGAATTTGATTAATGTATTCAGTTTTTAGTTTCCTATAGTCTAACTGCTCACCGTTATCTATGCAATTTTCTAGAGTATCGTGAACTATATTTCCGAGAGTTGCCGCAGGGCTAAAGACTCTAGGCTTTTTCAAAATATATGTATAGAAATATTTTGCCCTACATGAAGAATATGTATCTATTCTAGAATATGAAAAATCTTTTATATATAAAGATTCAAATGGTGTTACATCTTCATTTCTAATAATTGCGACATTACTCATCATTGTCCTCAATTAGATTCCATTCAGAATCATATTCTTTTCCTAATTCATCAAAAAAATGTCCAGTATATACATTTCTCCATATACCTTCACTAATAGC